AATGTATTTTGTAGGCGTTATAATCCTACTATATGTTTCTCTATATTTAAAAATGTCTATACTGTCTATCCTTTTTTATGGGGTTAAAAAATATTTTGATCCTTGATTTTTATAGGTTTTTCTCCTCATCCGTCTAAAGAAACCAGGATCTAACATTTCCTTGACTTGATACCCAATAAGGTAATCGTAAATAGCTTTTGTATAAAATAAATTTAAAAAAGGTGTATTACCTTCTAATATTTCGTAGTTCTTTTTAGCAAACTTTTTAGGATTTCCTGTACTTAAATCTCCTAAAGAACCAAGAAATTTAGCAAAATCCCCTACAGCTGGACCCATAATAGTTTCTTGTAAAGAGCCACCATAACCATTTTTTAATTCTGAATAGAAAAAATCCCCATAAATACCTAATCCACCACCTTGAACAAAAGCAGCCAACCAGTTTTTATGATCTTTCATATCTCTTGGAGATTTACCTCTTAAAGCATCTTTAGCTGTCATTGCTAAATAACCCATCATAGTTCCAAATATAATTGTGTTGGCTATTCCGAATGCTCCAGCTCTTAATTTGTTCTCTCCTGGTCCATAACCCTTTAATTCTCTACCAATTACCTTCATCCAGATTGAAGTAGGAAAACTTTTGAATTGAGTAAATAATCTCATTAACTCCCCTTCCCAAGTTCCTCTTTTCCAACCTCTATTTAATGTAGCTCTAACTGCGGCATCTGGTTCTGGTGTGCCGTGCATAGCTCTATCTATTAAAAGATTACGATAACTTAATTGTAAATCCATTTTAAAATTATCAGCTTCTCTTTTTGAGATTTTTCTACCTAAATAAGAATTAATACTTTCATTAGATATTTCATCTATTTTTTCAGCCGTCATATATGTTTTACCATCTGCCTCTAAAGATGAAACAGATCTTAACATATCCCATTTACCAGCATCTATTCTGTATAAAGTTAAAAGGTTTCTTTCTCTGTTAGCAAGTTTATCAAAACTAACACCTTTTTTCATTCCATACATTCTAGCAACACCAACTGTCATTGCTGATTTTAAATTTGAAACCCAATAGTTCAAAGCATTCATTCTGTAAAATAAAGATGATAAAGATGCAAACTTACCCGTCATATCTCCACGCATTGACATTTTTTGGTTCATAGTTCCAATGGTGCTATTACTTACTACGCTTAAAACATCTAATGCTTGTTTGTTTCTACTTAAACCAGTTAATTGACCCAATGCTTCTGTTAAACCAGTAAATAATCCTCTACCTTGGTAATTTGTTTCTGTCATGTAAGTTGCAAGATCCGCAAAAGATGAAATAGTTGCAAATCCTAATTTACCAGTTCCTTGAAAAAATCTTACCGCCATACCAACTTTTGCACCTATTTCATTTTCTATTGAATAAACAGAACCATCTACTTCAGAAAATTCTTTATTAAATTTAGAAACCTTTAAATCTCTAGCAATCTTTGGATTTACTTTAGCATAATGAACTTGAAGTATTCTTAATATTCTTTCAAAGTTAGCTTTAGGTTTTGTACCCAATCTATTCATCATGGCAATATTTCTTGATGCTAATTGAATACCATGCACCATACTTTCTCTTAACTTGCCAGAACCAAATTTTTGATCGTATCTAAATCGTGCATCAGCATCTTTAAAATGTAAAACTCTGTTATGACTTAATTTTTTAGCTAAACTAGAAGAACCATAAATATTATCTAATCCTTCTGATTTAAAAAAAACACCCGATCTTAATTTTGTATAAATTTCGTCTAATATTTCATCTACATTTTTAGCTTCTGGAAAAGTTCTTTCCATATCCAATTCAGTTTTAATATATTCTCTCCAAGCTCTTTGATGTACCCGCCAATCTGTTTCTGTTCTACCAGCAGCGCCAATCATTTTATCTGCATCGTGAAACATCCTAATAATCCAATCATCTAATATACCAATGTTAGCACCTAAATTATTTAATTGTGTTCTTAATATTTCATTATGTTTTTTTATAACGTCTGCAAGTGCTTTTGCTTGTTTAACTCCAGTATCAACACCAGATAGTTCTCTATAAACTTCAAGATCCATTTTACCATCTGAAAAAACATCAACAACATCAGCTTTTTCTAAATCAGTAAAAAAGTTTCTCATATAAACTTCTTCTAAAGCTGTTTGCTCATTACCAACTGATCTTCTTGAACCAACTCCAAAATCTTCAATACCAACTAATAAAGCTCTTATTCCTTTAACTGGATTTTTAGCAAAATTTTCAATAATATTATTTGCTTCTTCAATACTCTTAATAGTATCATTTGCTAAATTTCTTTTATTTTGTGCTTGCTCTAATTCAATTTCATCTATAACTTTTTGTGCAATTTTAGCATCATTTATATCAACTTCTTTAGCAGCTCTAGCAATAGCAAGATTTGATTTTACTTTTGTTAAAACTTCATTAATTTCATCATCAGTTAATAAGTCTTTAACTACTCTTTTAACTTCTGTTAAACATTTATCTATTGCCATTATGATCTCCTAAAGACACAGTTTGCACCCGCTTTAATTGCATCTCTAATTTTAGTTTTGTTTTTTATTTTATTATCTATTTCTTCAATAGCTTTATTATTAGCTGCAACATCATCGCTGATTGCTTTATTATCTAATTGTTTTTCCATATCTTTAGCTCTTAAAGATAAATTTTCTGCTTCAACCTCTTCCATTTGCACAGTTCTATTTTCTTGAATAGGATCTACTCTGTTTGGATTAACATCTAAATTATCATTAGATAATTGAGTATTTTTAATTTTGCTAGTTATTTTGTTTTCATTAACTGTTTTTTCAACAACTGCTTTTTCTTTTGCTTCTAAATCTCTTAATTGATTTTTTAATTGTCTTATAATTGGTAAATTTTTTGCATACTTTAGTTTTCTTTTAGGATCCATCATTTCTAATGATCTTATCTTGTTTCTTAAAACTAATTTTTCGTTATCAATATTAATTAATTCTTTATTATTTAATCTACTTGTATTAATAACTTCTCCAGTATTAACTCTTTCGTTGTTTAATACCTTCGTCATTGTATGACGCATTAAGTCATCGTGCATTTTAGGATGAGCTTTAGCAAGTCTTTGATATATATTTGCCTTACCAGTTTTAGCAGCAATAACATCTCCAATTTTTCCAATACCAGTATGTAATCCACCACCTAAAATAGAACCAAAACCAATATTTAAAAAAGCATCGTATTGATCGTAGTCTGATTGTTCTTTTTTAGCTTGTGCATATACAATCGGTTCAACTAAAGCATTACCAACTGCACCTTCTATAAAACCTTTAGATAATCTTGCTCTTGTTGCGCCTAGTCTTGCAACTAAACTTGCAAATCTAGCTTCTCTAACTATAGGAATAAATGCAGATGCTATGTTTATTGGATCAGCAAAAGATGTAACTAAACCCGCACCAAGATAAACACTTTTAGCAGCTAAACTTTGTGGTCCACGAGATAATATTTGTTGTCTTTTTAATTCAATGTTTTTTCTATCTACAATGTAATCAACAACACCTTCTCTAGTATCTTTTTCAAAAAATAAACCAAGGTGTGCATATTTAGCATTTAATTCTGCTTTAGGAATTACTTTATCACTTACACTCATTGCTTCTTGCATTTCAAATGTACGAAATAAAGATGATGATGGGTTAAAATCCCACGCTTGCGCTGATGAAGTTTTAACAGCATCCCATAATCCAACTGTTGCTGTATTAGCGGCAGTTCCGATTTTATAATCGGGAGTAGAAAATGTTTTAAATCCTGTGTTTAGCATTAGTTATTAAATTTTTCTGAACCAGGATAATTTACTGGATAACCTCTTAATCTATCATCGGTAAAATCAAGATCAGAATATTCGTATTTATCCCCTGTTATTGGTAATAGAGTTTCATTATTTAAAAATAATAATTCTAATTTATTTCCATCTTTATCCATAACTGGAATTGGCTCTCCACCATTACGAGTTACATATAATAATAATCCGTCTCCTTTAGGATTAAGATACCAAGCTCCATTATCCTTAATATCATTAACCATAGTTTTTTGGGTATCTTCTGGAGACATATCTTCAACCAACACTCCATAATGAGAAAAATCTATTTTGTTTAAATAATCTGTTTCTTGAATACTATCGTTAATAAAATCTACTTTAGCTTTTATATCTTGTTGATTAACTGGTGTGCCATTAACATCTTTTGGTATCCAATAAGTATCTTCAAATTGATAATCACTTTCAAATTGTTCAACAATTTCTTGTGCAGCAGTTTCTTTATCTTTATTCTCATCAAACATTTTATAAAGAACTGCACTATATAAACCATCCGTAATAGAATTAATATGTGATGCTTGACTAACTGAACCAATAGGTTGAGCATTAACAACTTCTGAATATGTGCTTTCTAATTCCTGTCTTATTTCAAATTTAATAGTATTAAGATCGGCTTTTTTTAAATCCGTCTTTTGCATAATATTTGTTTCTAAACTTTCAACATCGGTAGATAATGAAATGGATTTTTTTAAATCTTCACTATTAGTTGCCATCATTATCATTGATCCTGGTGGCATTTTTTTATCTACTAAATGGTTAAATACATCTTGCATTTTATTGCCATACAAACCTTTTAAACTTTCTAAATAATTTATTTGTTCGTTAGGATCTTTTAATGCTTTAAAAGTATTAACAATATTATTTGCTTCAACATCAGTTATGTATTTTCTTAAAGCTGGTGGAACACCTTTTTCTTCATAAATTTCATCTAATAAAGCACTTCTTTCTGTAGTTAATTCTACAACTCTATCGGTATTATCAGATGCAAGAGCTGTTTTAATTTCTTTATCTACTATTTGTAAATCTTCATTATATTTAATATAATACCCAGCCGCATCTTTTTGAATTTCATTTCTTTTCTCTGATTTTAAATTTTCTAAAACTTTAACAGCTTTTTCTTTGTATTTAATTGCTTCGCCTTTAACTTCAATATTATTAATGATGTTATCTTCTTCTCCATAATTGGAATTAGTAATAAGTTGAGAATTTTCTCTTACAATTTCATTAATGCTTAATTGTTCATTAACTAAATCATATTTATCAGTACCAATAAAAGCAGATAATAATTTTTCTTTAGTATATTTTGCTGGTTCTCCCTTTTTAGCATTTTCGTAATCTTCTATAATATAAGTTCCAGCTTTAGCCATAGCTGCATTTTTAGCTCTATTCTCTAATTGTAATCTTTTTTCTGATGATAAATTTTTATAATGTGAAAAACCATCTTTGCCTTTTGATTTAATTTTATCATAAGTATCTATTGCATCTTTTTCTAAATCTGCACTAAACTCTAATACATCAATATCTTCGTATGTTTGAAATTCAATTAATTTAGCTTTGTCGCCAAACAGATCTTTAAACTCTTTACTTGCAAATTTATTTTTTAAATTTTCTAAAGCTATTGTATGTTGAGGAGAACCTTTAATAGCAGTAGCGGCAGTATATTTATCTGGCTCCATAGATTTTAATTCAATAACTTTAGATTCGTTAAGAAATGCTCTATAAGAATTTATTTTAACTGAATTTTTATCTGAAATACCCAACCTAGTCATTTCATTATTAAATAATTTTTTTGCAAAAATTCCTTTTAAATCTGGTTCAAGTAAAGATTTAACTTTGCTAAATTCATTATCATAATATTTTTGAGCTTCATCTATGTTAGTCATGTTGCCAGCTTTTTCTTTAGCCATACCTAAACCTTCAATAATAACATTTCCATTTTCATCTTTAATTCCATTAATAGCTTTATCTTTTGCTTCTAATGCTGAATTACGAGATTTTCTTTCTTCAAGTTTTACATAAAGTTTTTCGCCAGCAGCCATCATATTACCAAAAGCTCTGCCAGGAGCGGCAGCAGTATCTAATGATATTTTCATACCAGGAGTTGATACTCTTTCCTTAACTTCAGTTGTTGGTCTAATTTGTGTTTGATATATTTTTATTGCCATATTTCTCCTATACGAACATTCCAGCAGTTGATAATAAACTTTGTCCAGCTTGGTAGTAAGATACTTTTCTTGCAACTTTTCCTCTGTATCTTTCTATGTTTGCTTCTGCTCTTTGATTTATTGCTTCGTTGTATTTTTGATCTCTAGCAACTTCAGCATTATATTTCATCATGTCTCTGTCTCTTTCTAAATTTAATTCATTCTCCATTAAAGTTTCTAAAACAGAACCAGAATAAGCAACACCAGATGTTGCATAATTTGTAACGATTTGACCCCTTAATTTTTCTGCGTTATCGTTAAATCTTGGTAAATCAAATTTGGTATAAACAGCATAACCAGCTTTTGCTTCTTGTTCTTTAATCTGTGCATCTCTTTCCATAAGAGCTGCATTATAATTTGCTGCTGCTTGAGCAGCTTTTCCACCAATTAATGCACCAAAAAAACTCATACTATAATCCTCGCAAATCTATAAAAGTCTGATCCGTCTGGACCATAACCCTTCATTAAACCTTCTTCTTTTAAACCTAACCACTTAGCAAAACGGATTGCCAAATCGCAATCTGCTTTAACGCTAGTTTGTAATCTTTTAATTAAATTATTTTTTATCATCATGTCGGTTCTTTGCTTCATAACTCTTGCAAACGTTATTGGATAGTTATTTATTTCTTCTGTTGCCAAGACCCACCCTTCGGCAACGCCATCCCAGAGTGGAAACACTCCTCCAGCCGCTATAGGTTTATTGTTGACAATACCCGTGAACGACATCCCAACTTCTTTTAAAAAATAACCATACTTTTTATGTTCTGGTCTTAATTCTAAAAACTTACTATTTAAGGGTTGACTTAAAATGTAATGTGCGTGTTCATTTTCAAAAGGAATTATCTCAACTTTAGACACTTTCTGTCTCCAATCTTGGATATATTCCTAGGATCGTCATAGGTAATGCTTGTGGTTGTTGGATATAAACTAATCCTTCAGTTCCATATCCAGTATCAAATTCAACAGATTTATCTCCAGTAAATAATGGAATGGGTAAATCCATTGGAGATCCGCTAGATCTAAAATCTATAGAAGTTAGATTGGCAGCATTGGGTCCAACGCTTGCTCCAACTGTATTTTGAAATCTAACTGATAAGTCGTAAATTCTTTTAGTTTTAGTTTGAGTTGTTTCTGTATAACCTTCATCTAATCTCATAGTTTGTAAATCAGATGAATATAACAATCCAACTTTAGCTTGTTCAGTAGCATTGGTTATTGTAATGGCTCCACTTGAAACTGTTTTTGAGTTTTGTGCTGAACCTTCGCCAATGATGTCAACTACTTCTCCTTCTAAATGATCTAAACCAGAAAGACTTGATGTTAAATCTCCCGTATAACTTAAACCACTATCTAAATAATGAAATGCAGTTAAATCTTCATTGAAATCAAATGGTGTAAAATATTCTACATATCTTCTTACAGCACCATTAATCCATCTTTTAACAATAACCCAAACTTGATCTTCATCCGCATCGCCATCAATGACAGCTACACTTTCTACTTTAGCATGAGTTAAAATATTATCTGTTTGCTCTGATGTATGAGCTGAAGTTAAACTAACAACAGTAGATAAAGTTTTATTTGTATAAAGTTTAAATTGATTGTCGTCTATTTTTTCAATGTAGTATTTTGTATTTTCAGACAAACCACCAATAGCAGTTCCCGTGTTATCATAATAAAAAATATCCCCAGTAGTAAAACCATGAGAAGCTGAATAAATAAAATTAGATGAAATATTAACACCTTGATAAATGTATTGAGTTGTGTCTGAACTAGGAGCAGATGTAAAAGATATGGCAGTTCCCGCAGTAGCGTTAGATGCGGTTGTTGCTAATTTGATTGTATTACTATCAGATGCGATAGCAAAATATAATGTTGAATTATTTAAACCACCAATCGCATTACTAGCTGCATAATAATAAACTGGATCGCCAGTAGATAATCCGTGTGATGTTAAAGTTATGGTGTTGTTAGTTGTATTAACTATTGTTGTATTTGATGTAAAAGAAATTTGTTGATGAATTATATTTTTTGTTGTGTCTGATTTACCACCAATAATATGTCTGTGCCAGG